CTGGATGGAGAGGATTTCAAGGAGCGCCATTCGCGCCTAATCTCCTATTACCGCCAGGAGCTCGACCGACAATCAAGCAACCGCTTCGAGCAGTCGATCGACGAGGACTATTACGACAACATCCAGTGGTCAGAGAGCGAAGCCAAGGTGTTGCGCGATCGTGGCCAGGCACCATTGGTCTACAACGTCATTGCCCAATCGGTAAACTGGATCATCGGATCTGAGAAGCGCGGGCGCACCGACTTCAAGATCCTGCCCCGCGGCAAAGAGGATGCCAAGTCGGCCGAGGGCAAGACGAAGCTACTCAAGTATCTGTCTGACGTGAACCGCCTGCCCTTCCACCGCTCGCGAGCATTTGAGGATGCAGTCAAATGCGGCATTGGCTGGCTAGAGGACGGGATCCAGGACGAGGACGACGGCGAACCGCTGTATTCGCGCTACGAGAGTTGGCGCAACATCATCTGGGATTCTGCCTCCACCGAGCTCGATGGCTCGGATATGCGCTATGTGTTCCGCACCAAATGGATTGATGTGGACGTCGCTCATGCGCTTTTCCCTGATCGTCACGACCAGATCGAGGCGGCCGCCAGTGAAGCGAGCCTTTACGGCAGCTACGAAATGCAGGATGGCGACATCCCGATGGACAATGCCGAGTTTGACCGCGAGAACTCGGGCATCATTGGCAGCGTTGTCACCCATAAGCGCAAGCGCGTGCGTCTAATCGAGGCCTGGTACAAGACGCCCGAGAAGGTTGTTCGCCTCAAAGGCGGCACGTTCAAGGGCGAGATCTACGACGAGAACGACCCACGCCACCAGGACGCGGTGATGTCTGGCCGCTCGACGCTGGCCGAAAAGACGATGATGCGCACCCGCGTCGCAGTGATGACGAGCGGCGATCTTCTGTTTGATGAACCCTCGATCTACCGACACAACCGATTCCCCTTTACGCCCGTCTGGGGTTTCCGTCGCGGCCGGGACAACCTGCCCTATGGCGTGATCCGCTGGATGCGCGACATTCAGGACGACGTGAATAAGCGTGCCTCCAAGGCGTTGCACATCCTTTCGACCAACAAGGTCATCATGGATGAAGGCGCGGTCGAGGACATGGACGACTTCATTGAGGAAGTCAGCCGGCCGGACGCCGTTATCGTAAGGAAGGCGGGCAAGAGCATTGAGCTCAACGTCGATCGAGAGCTGGCACCCGCCCACCTCGACCTGATGAGCCGCAACATTCAGATGATCCAGCAGGTAGGCGGCGTTACTGACGAATTGCTTGGCCGCGAAACCAATGCCGTATCCGGCGTGGCTGTCCAGGCGCGTCAGGAACAGGGCTCGGTCGCAACCAACAAGCTATTCGACAACCTGCGCCTGGCTGTCCAGATGCAGGGCGAGACGCAGCTATCCCTCATTGAGCAGTTTGTCACCGAGGAAAAGGAATTCCGCATCACCAACCAGCGCGGCACGCCAGACTTTGTGACCGTGAACGATGGCCTGCCGGACAATGACATCACCCGCACCAAGGCGGATTACATCATTTCCGAGAGCGATTGGCGGGCGACGATGCGCCAGGCTGCGACACAGCAGCTCACCGACATGATGATGAAGATGCCGCCTCAGGTGGCTTTGGTCATGCTCGACCTGGTTGTGGATTCGATGGATCTGCCAAACCGCGACGAGCTCGTGAAGCGAATCCGCGCCTTAAACGGCCAGAAGGATCCCGACGCAACCGAGATCACGCCAGAAGAACAGCAGCAGATGGCCGCGCAGCAGGAACAGGCCGCAGCACAGAAGGCTATGTTCGAGGCCGAACTGATGGAGAAACAGGGCAAGGCTGCGAAGTCGATGGCAGAGGCCGAACGCATCAAACGCCTGATGGTGGGCGACAGTGTGCGAGCAACCGAGAACGCCATGACAGCGGCCACGGCCGTTATCACCATGCCGACGATCGCCAAGGTGGCCGACAACATCCTAAACGAGGCTGGATGGTCGCAGGCGCATGGCGGACTTCCACAACAAGGGCAGCAGCCGCCCCCGCAAGAGCAGATGCAAGAGCAACCACCCATGGAACAGCAGCCGCCACAAGAGCAGCAACCCATGGAAAACCCGAATCTAGCCGAAGGCGGAATGACGCCCGAAGGCATGATGCAACCCCAACCCTGAGAAGGTGGATACCATGAGCGACAAAGAACTTGATGATGGCCTGACAGACGAAGAACGCGCAGCACTCGCCGAGGAAGATGGTACGGATGAAACCGTATCGGAACTCGACGAGACTGGCGACGACACTGGCGAAACAGATGAAAGCGCCGGTGAAAAAGACCCCGCAGCAGAAGCGGCTGGCCGCGACGATGGCGCAGCAGATGACCCGAAAGCCGAAGATGATCCGGCCGCCGAATCCTCTCTGCCCCCCGCTCCTATCCTGGTAGCTGAAGCCCCGCAGGACGCCGAAGCGCGTCTGACGGAGATCCAGACCAAGAAAGACGAGCTTATCAACCAGTTTGACGACGGTGACATCACCGCCAAAGAGTACCAGCAGCAGCTCGATGCGCTCGCCAAGCAGCAGCGCGACATTGAATTCGCCGTCAACAAAGCCGAGATGGCCGCGGAGATGGAGAAGCAGCGCAAGTACAACGAGTGGGTAGGCACCGTTAACGGTTTCCTGAACGACAACAAGGTGTACAGGGAGAACCCGCGCCTTTACAAAGCGCTCGACCAGGAAGTGAAAGACGTCTCGGCAACGCCCGAAGCCGCCAATTGGGACGGCAATCAGATCCTTGCGCAGGCTCACAAGAACCTGGTCGAAGCGTTTGGACTGAAGCAGCCGGCCAAACAGGACAACGGCGGCAACAAGCCCAACATCCCCCCGACGCTTGGCAAGATTCCCGCGGCCGACAACAACGACATGAACGGCGGACGGTTTGCCGCGCTTGATCGCATGGGTCCAGTGGAGCTTGAGGAGGCATTATTCAATATGCCCGAGTCAGAGCGCCTGGCCTTCCTTGCTAGAAGCGAGAGGGTCTGACATGGAACAATACATTGAAACCAAGGTCGTCAAAGCCAAACCCATGACGCGTCAGGAGTACAACGACTTTCGCGGGTGGGAACTTCCTGAGGACGAGAACGGCGCGGACGAGGGCTACCTGGTCGAATACGTCGATGGCGGCACGGCCAACACGAAAGAGTATCAGGGCTATGTCAGTTGGTCGCCGGCCGACGTTTTCAAGCGTGCATACCGCCAGACGGTCGATTTCGGCGACGCAATCGCCGCATTGAAGGCTGGATGTAAGGTCGCTCGACGTGGCTGGAACGGCAAAGGGTTGTGGCTTGAACTCCAGAGCCCCGACGCCGACAGCAAAATGACCCTGCCCTACGTCTACCTGAACTATCCGGCCGATGCACAAAACACACCCGGCGCTCGCGTGCCGTGGCTTGCCAGTCAGACAGACTGCCTTGCCGAAGATTGGGAGGTGGTGGCATGAACGACAGCAAATTTGAGCAGGAAATCATTGCCAAGGGTCTGACGGCACCGCGCATCACCGCCAACCAGATCGAGGATCTTTGCGGCAGTCTCACCATCAAGACGCATCACTTCAAAGGCACATCAAGCACGGTGGCTCTGGCCATCTTGCCAAATGGCTTTGTCGCGGGCGTCGGACATTCAGCCTCAGTCAGCCCGGAAAACTTTGATGCGGAGATTGGCGCGAGGATCGCAACGCAGGACGCCCTCGCCCAGGCACGCAAGAAGCTATGGGAAATGGAAGGCTATGCTTTGAAAAAGCAATTGTCTTAGTCAACCGGGAACCGATCTTGTCTAACCTTAGAATAGAGCTCAAGCCAGGTGAAAGCGTTTCAATTGGAACGTATGCCGTGGTCACGCTGGAAGAAAAGTCAGGCAAGATCGCCCGTCTCTCCATTCGAGCCGATAGATCGGTTCCAATTACCCGCATGAGCGGCACGACAACGGCGCAGATCGCCCAGGGCGGCATCATGAACAAGCCTGTTGCGTAAACACAACCATGGTTTTATAATCTAACCGTCAGTGCCCGCGCAGGAGTGTCGGCAGGTGATTCTTAATCAACCTTTATAGGACACTCCATCATGGGCACCACAGTTGTAGCCTTTGGCGATCCCAAAGCACAGAAGAAGTGGAGCGCGAATCTTGCAGTCGATACGCGCAAAAAGTCGTACTTCGAAAACCGTTTCATTGGAACGGACGACAACAACATCATTCAGCGCAAGACTGAGCTTGAGACGGATGCGGGCGACCACGTAAGTTTCGACCTCTGCGTCCAGATGCGTGCAAAGCCGACCTACGGCGACGCGCGACTGGAAGGCAAAGAGGAAAGCCTCAAGTTTTACACGGACGAAGTTATCATCGACCAGGTGCGTCACGCAGCCTCGGCCGGCGGTAAGATGAGCCGTAAGCGCACCGCACACGATATGCGTCTGGTCGCCAAGAACCGCTTGGGCGATTACTTCGCACGCCTCGTGGACGAGCTTTTCTTCATGTACCTCTCCGGTGCTCGTGGTTACAACGAGGACTTCATCGAGGGCACAGACTACACGGGCTTCGCCGGCAACGCCTTCCAGGCACCCGACGCTGAGCACCTGTTGTTTGGCGGCGATGCAGTCAGCAAGGCCACATTGGACGCAACCGACGTGATGACGCGAGTTGTCATTGAGCGTGCGGCCAACAAAGCCGAGATGATGCAGGCTCGCAATCCTCGTGTGGCCAACATGGTCCCCGTGACGAACGGCTCTGACGAGCAGTATGTCATGCTGATGTCGCCCTTCCAGGAATACAACCTGCGCACCTCTGAGGGTAGCGGTTGGTTGGAAATCCAGAAGGCCGCCGCGGCAGCCGAAGGTCGCAAGAACCCCATTTTCATGGGTGGTCTTGGGATGATTAACAACGTCGTCTTGCACAAGCACCGCAACGCCATTCGTTTCAACGACTATGGCTCTGGTTCGAACGTGCTCGCCGCTCGCGCTCTGTTCATGGGTCGCCAAGCCGCTGTTGTCGCCTACGGCACAGCAGGCGGTATGCGCTACACATGGGAAGAAGAAACCAAGGACTACAACAACGAGCCTACCGTTGCGTCCGGTTTCATCGGCGGCATCAAGAAAACCCGCTTCAACGACGCGGACTTTGGTGTGATTGCCGTCGATACGGCCGCCAAAGATCCTAACGCAGCTTAAGGAGGCCTAATCATGGCTATCAAAGTATCGAAAGTATCTGACGGTCAGATCTCCGTCATCATCCCAGACTGCGCCGGCGACGTCGTTCAAAACGTCTACGAGTTTGACACGGCTGGCGTCACTCTGGCTGAAGGCGACATCATCGACATCGGCGTATTGCCTGCCTATGCGACTGTTGCTGACGCGATCATCGTAACGGACGATCTGGACACGAACGGCACCCCAACTCTCACGTTGGATGTCGGCATCATGTCCGGTGAAGTCGGTACGACTGGTTCGCGCACTTGCGGCGCTGAATTGTTCTCGGGCTCCACCATTGCACGCACTGGCGGCACCGAGCGCATGAGCCTCAAGACGGGCTTCCGTGTGGCGAAAGTCGCCTACGATCGCTCGATCGGCGTCAAAGTCACGGCGGCAGCGGCTACCGCGGCGGCGACTGGCAAGCTCGCAGTCCTCGTTAGCATCATGCAGTAAACAAGGCGGGAGGGGTTCACGCCCCTCCCACTTCGCCAGGAGAAGGCAATGCAAATAGAAAGCATCATCAGGCGCAAGAACGGTACAACCGTCGTGTTTGATAAGACCGAATATCATTTCAACTCCCCTGTTGCTGAAGGTCCGCACGTTGCGACCGTCGAAAACGACGATCACGCACAGCGCTTTTTGGCGATCAAGGAGGGGTTCAAGATCTATCGCGCAACCCCAAGCCCGATCAAAGCGCCGGAGCCTGTCAAGGCCAAAGAGCCCGAGCCGATCGAGGGTGACGTCAATGGTGATGGCGTGGTTGATTCGAAAGACGAGCGTGCGACGCTCACAGCCGCATACGAAGCAAAGTTCGGAAAGAAACCCCATTACAAGATGGGTCTGGATAAACTGCGCGAATCCTTGGAGTAAGCCATGCTCCCGGTAAGCAATGTGATTGACCGAATTGGCTATCTGTTACTCGACAGCAACCACATTCGCTTCCCTGTAGCAGAATTACTCCTGTGGTCGAATGAGGCCATGGGCGCAATCCTCACGCGCAAGCCGAGCGCCTTTGCGCAAACCGTGGTCATGACGCTTGCGGCCGGCACCAAGCAGACACTTCCAGCCGGCGGCGCGACGTTCCTCGACGTGACGCGCAACATCAAGGCGGACGGTGTGACGCCAGGGCGAGCGATCCGGCGCAGTGATCGACAGCTTCTCGACGACACGGATCCCGATTGGCACACGAGCAAGGCGAAAGGCGAGATCCGCAATTACACGTTCGACGACCGGATCCCCAAGACGTTCTATTGCTACCCGCCCGCGCTGGCCGGCACCAAGGTTGAGTTGGTTCACGCCGTACTCCCGGCCAACATCGCGACCGAGGCCGATAGCCTGGACATCGCGCCAGAGTATCTCGAAACGGTCGCCAATTACGTCGCCTACCGCTGCAACGCGAAAGATTCTGAATACGCCAACCCGGCCGCGGCCATGGCTTTCTACCAGGCGTTTGAAGCGTCCCTTGGCAACAAGGCCAATGCCGAGAACATGACTTCACCTAATCAGGCTCAGAACAGCGTATGAAAGACATCGACGCCTTCCTGCCAGGAATTCTCCCGTTCGCACCAGGCTGCGCGACGCCGACCGCCTATTTCGGCATCCGGCAGGCGGCGATCGAGTTTTGCGAGCGCACGCGCTTGTGGCGATCCGAGGACAGTTTCCAGGTGGAAGTGGACGATTGCGACGCCATTCTCGCTCCATTCGGCGCAGTGGTGCATGAGATCGAGCGCGTTCTATTCAACGGCCAACCGCTTGAGCCCAAGACAACGCAATGGCTCGACCAGAATCAGAACGGCTGGCGGACGAACCTCCTGACGGGCACGCCGCATTACGTCTCGCAGGTCGCGCCCGACACCCTCACGATTGTCCCAAAGATGGCTGGCAATTTGTCGCTGTACCTCTGGCTCAAGCCATCGCAGGACGCAACCGAGCTTCCAGACTTTATTGAACAGCAGTACCGCGAGACGATCGCCATGGGTGCGCTGCACAGGATCCTACTCATTCCCAACCAGTCATTCACCAACATCGAAATGGCTGGCGCATACGGTCAATTGTTTCAAAAGCGGCTCGATGGTTTGTCAGTCAAAGGGAGTATCGGCCAACAACGCGCACCCCTGCGCACCAAAGCACATATGTTTTAAGGAGCCACCATGTCTGCCGCATCGAATTACACCGAAACCAACGTCATCAACGCGCTCTTGCGTGGCGTGACGTTCCCATTGCCTACCAAGACCTACGTTTCCCTGCACACGGCTAACCCCGGTGAGACAGGCGGCAACGAAGTCACGACCGGCGCTTTCCCCGCTTATGTGCGCAAGGAAGCCGAGGCGGGCGGCGCGATCGGCGCGGGATGGGCTGCGCCTACTGACGGAGTTACCAAGAACGCAAACCAGATCATCTACCAAGGACACAACGGGGCGGCACCTCTGACAGTGACGCATTGGGCGGTCTATGATGCGGCAACCGCCGGGAATCTTTTGTTCTACGCGCCACTGACCACGGCACGCACGCTGCAAATTGGCGACGTGTTCGTGTTCGACGTGAACGCTCTGACCGTGACGATGGCCTAATGCTATGCGATACGCCCTTAACGTCACGCCGATCAATGGATGGGAAGTACTGTTTGGCTCTGGCCAGGCAGATGCCTCCCTGTCGGCAAACGGCGATGGCGCAATCTTTCTGTTTGGCGTTGGCGATATCGCAACGCTCGCACTTTCAGCAACTGGCACAGCCTACGCGATCATTCACGCGCTTGCGGACGCTGCACAACAGGCATTGTCGGCTAGTGCCGATGGGGTACTGGCAACGCTCGGAGAAGGCTCTGCCCTCCAAGTCCTGACTGCTGAAGGAATCGGATCGCAGCGGGTGTTCTTTGTCGGCGATGCCGCGGGTATGTCGATCGAGGTGCTGGATGGTTCCGTTGTGAACATCGCGATCCTTGGTGCGGGTCAAGCGAGTATGTTGGCCTCCGGTGTAGCAGGTATCCCGAACCCTCATATCCGACCATCTGGCTATGAGGCAAAGAACATCATGATCGTGTCAGACGACAACCGCCTTCTGACGGTGCCTGACGAGCCCATGATGAACCCGTTGCGTGAGCGTCGGCCTTTGATTGTGTCGCGCGGCGACAGGAGACTTTGAGATGCTAGGCACATTACAAAAACGGCCAGCCGATGAACTGGACTACGACGTGGACTTCAGCAAGTGGCTGGTGGACGACGACGTGATTACGAGCGCAACCGCAGTTGTGACCCCGACGGGAGGCATGGAAGTGCAGTCCGTCTCGATCGTCGATCAGGTGGTCAAAGTTTGG